ATCTTTTAGAGATAATAAACCTGTTACTTTCACTGATGCTTCTAAATTATTTTCATCAGAAGACGGATCAGCATTTACAGCTGGAACTGGTAGTTATCCAAGTGCCGCCACTTATAAAGCATATTACTCTATTGCTTTTACTAATCGTAATGCTCATCAACCTATCCAAGTAAGAGGAACATCTTATACATTTACTCATGATGATTTGTTCAAAGTAAATGTCAGTAAAAATTTATTTGGTGTATTCAGGAGTTTGAGTAACTTATTATCTGAAACAAAATTTAATTTTAGATCTGAAAATGTATTACAAAGTTATAATTTAACTCCAGTATATTTGGGAGATAGATTTTTAACAACTCATTCGGAAAAAACCAAAGAAAGGTATCTTACATATGGAATGAAAAAAGAAGGTGTTGCAGGAGATGAACTTTTTCATTTAAAACTTTTCGGATCAATATCACAAACGGGTGATTTTAAAGTCAATATAGAACCTTCACAATTAATGTTATATCAGGCTATGGATGTTAATGAAAATGGTGAATTAGACACCAATAATGCGTCAACTGATCATATCAGTAAAATGGATAAATATACTTCAGGATTATCTCCTCAAAATATAGATGCCAATTTCGGATTAAACAACAATTTTTCAGAGTTATTATACAACTTGAGATCAAATCCATCAAATAATCAATCATATCGCTCACCTCAAATTGTTCAAACAATAGATTTATCATCTTCTGGATGGAATACTATAACAGGATCAGGTTTAGATATCAAATTAAATAAAAGATGGGCTGTAGGTTATAATCTTGATTGCTTTTTCGTATTTAGAAATAATAATATATCAACATTTGATGTAATATCTATTGATACAGATAGACAAAATAGTTCAGCTTCTGTTGCTAGTCTTAAAGTTCAAAATAGTCTTCCCCTAGTTGTTGGAAGAAAAAATAGTTGGGCTCGTTCTAAGGGTTATACTGAAGATTCTAATCAACATTGCGGTTTAACATTTAAAGTCAGAAATGATAAGAAGATTACTCAAGGTGATGTCGTTAGATTATTCGTTGATAACACACCTGTATCAAGTTCTGTATCTGTAAATGTAACTGTAGCTGGAAGAGATCCTAAAGTTTACAGAGTATCTGATTATGACAATGAAACTTACAGTAGATTATTAGATAAACAAATCAAAGTAGAAAATAAATTCGCTTAAACTTGTAAAATAATCTAAAAAACTAAATAAAATTTTTATTTATAAAATAAAAATTTTATTTAAATATATATTTAAAAAATTGATATCAATAAATAATATTACTTTATAAAAAAATGTGTGGTATTTTTGCTTTATTAAAAAAGTTAGGTAAAATAAGTGATGAAGAATATACAAAATATGTATTGTATAGTGAAAAAATTAAACATAGAGGACCTGATAATACGAAATATCTCACATTAAATGAACAAAAATTGATATTTGGATTTCATCGTCTCTCAATTAATGATGTTAGCTCAGCAGGAGACCAACCTTTGATTCTTGATGACAGATATTTTCTAATTTGTAACGGTGAAATATACAATCATAATGAATTAATAACAGATAATAATTTTAAAACCAAGAGTAAGAGTGACTGTGAAGTAATTCTGCATTTATATAAAAAATATGGTATTAAGAAAACATTAGAATTAATAAGTGGATATTTTGCATTTGCTATTTGGGATAATCAATTAGAAAAATTAATAATTGCTAGAGATCCTGTAGGCGTAAGAGCATTATATTTTGGAGAAAGTGATAAAGAGATTAGCATTTGTAGTGAAATGAAAGGTATTCCTGATAACTTACTTGTTAAACAATTTACACCAGGTTGTTGGTGGGAAAACGGTATATATTATAGATATTATAATTATGAATATCCTTTAATTTGTTTAAAAGATACAACTATTGATTATCAATTATCGCATATAAGAGATATGTTTGAAAAAGCGGTAAATAAACGATTTATGTTTGATAGACCTTTTGGTGTATTTTTATCTGGTGGTTTTGATAGTAGTATTGTTGCAGCACTTGTAGCAAAAAAAAATGGTAGTGAACCTATACATAGTTTTTCTATAGGTATGAAAGGATCAACCGATTTATATAATGCTCAAATTGTAGCTAATCACATCAAATCAAATCACACCGAAGTTATTAAGGAATCTGAACAAATGTTAAATGCAATTGAAGAAGTAATATATTATACGGAAACATATGATACAACAACCGTTCGTGCGAGCACTCCTATGTATCTATTATCCAAGCACATAAAAGAGAATACTGATATTGTAGTAGTATTTTCTGGAGAAGGAAGTGATGAAGCCAGTGGAAGTTATTTATACTTTCATAATGCTCCTGATAATGAGGCTTTTCAAGATGAATGTGTTAGACTTATTAAGGATCTTCACTATTTTGATTGTTTACGATGTGATAAATCAACTGCGTCAAATGGATTAGAAGTTAGGTGTCCATTTTTAGATAAAGAATTTCTTCAAGATTATATGAGTCTTCCGATTGAATGGAAACGTCCTAAAGATGGTATTGAGAAATGGTTTATAAGAAAGGCTTTTGATGGAACTGGATTATTACCTGATGAAATATTATGGCGTAAGAAAGAGGCGTTTAGTGATGGCGTGAGTAGCACTGAAAAATCGTGGTTTCAAATCATTCAGGAACATGTAGATAGTAAGGTATCTGATAATGAATTTATAATGAATAAAGATAAATTTGAAATTAATAAACCTCATTTAAAAGAAAGTTATTATTATCGTAAAATTTTTGATAGTCTATATCCACATAAGGCTGATACCATACCTTATTATTGGTTGCCTAAATGGTCAGGAAATACAAATGACCCCAGTGCTCGCGTTTTAAAAATTTATAACGATTTAGATAATTTATAAAAAATTATTTTTACTATTTTTTAAAAAAAAATATTTATATATGATATATAAACAAAAAAATGCCCTCTGCTACCAGATATTGCCATTTTAAACCTAAGGGAACTGTAAATGCTAATGGTCTTGCCAGTAAATCTAGAAGATGTAAAAGAACTGAAGTTGAAAATGAAAACAGTCCTGTTGAATGTGAAGTAGATTCTCTTACCGGACACTGCGGTCTTCGTGATAATACTGGAAGACTTTCCAGATCTCGTGCATCTGCTCGTAAATATCACACTTCTCGTCATCACAAAGTAGGAAAAGTTTCTGTTCCCAGCAAATGTTCTAATGTTTATAAAGAATCAGGTAATTGTGAATCAGATTGCAAACTTGTTAATGCCTATACTAACAAAAAAACAGGAAAACTAGTCAAAGCTTCTTGTCGCAATCCTCGTGCTAAATCTCAAAAATAAACTGTAATATTTTTAATAATTATTGTTAAAAATAATATAGAATAATTGCGTTTCAGACCTAAGTAAATAAAATAAATATTTTTATATTAACATTTTATTTCAATTTGTTCTAATAGAAATAAAATCTTAATATAAAATATATAAAATCATTATGGCAACAAAACAACCAGTTTATTGTAAAAAGACTAGTTCAAAGGTTATCCGTAAAAATCATAATGGTCCTATTAATGTAAGTAGATGCTCAAAAACAGATGTAAGTTCTGATAATAGTGCTGATTGCGTCTATGAAAATAATCATTGTGGTTTACTAACTAGAAGAAAAAATAGAGTTTTAAGTAGATCACGCAATGTTTCTAAAAAACATCAGGTTTCAAAACTCCGTGTTATGAGTAATTGCGCAGAAAACTATTTAAAAACAAATCAATGTGTTGAACCTTGCAAAACGGTATCATCATATAGAACTAAAAATGGTAAAACACGACGTGCCTCATGCAGACAACCTAACAATAAATCATTAAAAGGTGGTCAGGCAACTGATGTCGCTCCTCCAGCGGAAGCTTTAGATACTCCCCCTCAAGTTCAATTAACTGCTCCCAGTCCAGTAAATATAAAAACTGTTTTATCAGAAATAGATGAAGAATTATCTCGTTTTCCAGATGGAATAGCATCTACTATAGATTCTGAATATGTATTAAATGGTATTAAATTAATACAGTCAAAAACACAATCTAAAGTTGATCCCAGAAATGAATTAAAAGCGTTAGACTTAAATAATGATGGTCGTGTAGGTAAAGATGATTTATTATTATTAGCTGCGTTTAAAGCCGCTGACGCTGATGCTTCAGGTGCTTTATCATTTCGTGAAACTCAAGAGGCTTTATCAGCAAAATTAGGTAGACCAGCAAATATAACAAGTAAAGAATTTAGAACAGCAGATATTTCATCAAATGATTCATTAGATTTTTCAGAATTTCAAGTATTATATGTATATAAGTCAAATAGTGTTGAAAAAGATGGAAAAAGTTATATACCGACAGGTGCTATAAAAGGAGCATTGATGGAATTAGGAGTTACATATGTTTCAGATGAAGATATTTTTAATTCAGATATGAATAAAAATGGTGAAATGGATTTTGCTGAATTTTTATTACTTGCGGCATTTAAATGGGCAGATATGAATACTGACCCTACAATTAAATCTGACAGTAAATTAGAATTTAGGGAAACAGCTATGGCTTTTAGACTTTTGGGAATGCAAATTACCCAAGAAGAATTTAGACAAGCTGATATTGACAACAGTGGTGCTCTTGATTTCAGTGAATTTTCTTCATTTGTAGCTTATAAAAAAGTTATGAAAGATAGTAAAATAATGGATAAGACACTATTAACTCAGGCACTTGATTTCTTAAATTTATCATCTTTAGCTAACGAAGTTAGAGATACAAAAGCAAATGAAAGAGCGGAAAAGGCTAAAGATAAGGCTAAATCTGATGAAGAAGAACAAAAAGCGAAAGAGGAAAAAGAAAGACTAGAAATTAAGAAAAAAGAATTAGCAGCAGAAAGTGAGTCATTATTAAATCAAAAGCTAGCGGAAGAAACAAATGCACGAAGGAATAAAGTAATCCAGGATCATTTGAAAACACTTAAAGTTTGTGATGACAACTTGAAAAATGATAATGGTGTAGAAATACCAAGTAAAAATCAAAAATGCCTAACTCCAGAACAAGTAACTAGCTGGAAACAGGAGTTAAAAGAATGTAATGGAAAAGATTTAGTAAATCCAGGCACTGAAAATGATTTTCCCTTTACACAAGTGTGTATTCAAAATGGAGGCAGAAGTAGCATAAGTTTAAATCAATTTATTAATATAGTTAAATCAATAAGAAATAATAAAATATATCAGCGTTCTAAAAATATAAGGCGTAAAATGTATTTTTAAAATATATCAGCGTTCTAAAAATATAAGTCGTAAAAAGTATTTTTAAAATATATTAATTGCTAAAGCATTTTGACACCTCCAAAAGGTTTCCTATAAAATACCTATTTAAATAAATATTTTATTGATAACTAATAATTAAAACAATAAAATATTTTATTTTATATAATAATTGTCAAGATATAAGGGTTAATTTAGATTTATATTAATAAATAAATTCAAAAAAAAAATCTTATATTATCATATAATGACAACCCAATACTGCTCTTTAAACCTTTTACCGGTTAAAGGACTTAAAAATCCAAGACGTAGTTGTAAAAAAACTGATAAAGCTTCTGAAAATTCTGATTTATGCGAAGTATTAAATAATCGTTGTGGTTTGAAAGATAATCATAATCAAAGAGTAAGAAATCATAGTGCTAGAAAATCAACTAGAAAATCAGCTCCAAAAAAACAAAAATCATTAGCACCACCTCCTCCTGATGAAAAATTATTAAAATTTTTAGAAAATTCTGCTCGTAGAGCAGATGTTCCCAAGCGCAGCGCAGAACAAGAACGTATGGATCGTATTCGTTTAGGTGAATGTACTCCTAGAACTAGCGAAGAATGCGAATCAGAAATGCCTAATGTTTGTAGATGGGACAAAGGTCGCCGACAAGGAAAAGGTGAATGTGTTGTAGAAAATACAAGATCTGTTGATGGTCTTTCTGCCAGAAGGCGTGATGAGCGTACAGCATTAATGAATAAAGCTGAAGAAGCATATGCCAAAGATCGTTTTGATAAAGTTGGCAAAGTTGTTGAAAATCCTCCTAAGAGACAATAAATATTTTTTATATATTTTAAATTATAAAAAATATTTTAAATAAAAGCATTGTATGACCACTGTAATAAAGCTTGTCTTTGTTTTGGACGACATTTTATATCACCATTGCAATTTTTTTTTACTTGACCAAAATGTCTATTGAATGCTCTCCATCTTTTTATTTGTATTTCATCAACATCTTTAATACGCCTACCTAACCAATATCTACAATACCATTGAAACCAACCACGATTATCAGGATCATTTTGTATTTGAGGTATCCATCCATTTTTTTTCCATTCACCTAAAGACATTCTACTTTTTATATTAAAATAGTTACACTCAATGTTAGCTTTTTCAGGGGATAATTTACTATTTTCAATTGCGTCAAAAAACCATTCTACCGGAAATTCAAGAATACAATCATTTAAATAGCGTCCTTCAAATATTCCTAAATCTAACATTTGTTTAGGTGTATAATGCGGTTTAAAATCTGTATCATTAATATCACCCATATCTTTTTGGAGAATATATGTATAATTACCATTATCCATTCTATTGTAAGCAATAATTTCTCTTCCTTTAATATATTCTCTCTCAGAGTTTCCATATTGTAAAAGTTCAACCATATCTTCCAAAGTGCGCATTCTATTCATTTTATCTACTGTTTTTGTATCAATTTTATTCATATATATTATTTAAATAGAAAATCCAGAATATCCAACAGTATATCTTTTAATATTATCATGAATCGTATAATTTATATTAGGTGCAACTGGTTTCATTGGAGGTAATCCTCTAACTGCTCGTATAGTATCATTAAATTTATCATAAAAAGTGTATCCCCAATTAATATTCGGCACATATATATTAACTATTTCATTAACACTACCAGCTGCAGTTGATAAATCCCTAATTGCTTCCGTAAATGGTTTTGTAAATTTACTAATTTCAAAGTGCTCTTTTGTGATATTAAAACTATATATAAATAATAAAATAACTAATAAAATAATATAGTATTTCATTTATATAATAAATCAAATATTAGTTATTTAGGTCAAAATAAATTACACCCATATAACTAAATTTTAAAGCCATTACTCTGAAAAAATAAGCCTTTATAAAAGGCTTAGATGGTGATTCATTCCATTACAGAACTTATTAAAACCATCCACCAGAGGATGAACAATTGCTTATTCATATTTAAATATATTATTATTTTTTTAAGTATTTATTATTTATAATTTTAATTACTATTTAAGATTATAACAAATGTATTAATTTAATATGGAACAAATTACCTTACCTTTTTTTGTGCTGTTTTGGCATATATCATTTAGTGCTATAAATCAATTACATAAACATCATGATATCTCTAAAAATATTAATCATTTTATTCATGCCTTATTATTTGTAGTATTTTATAAAACTTTACCTATTTATACAATACCTTATATTATTGATTTGTCAATTGGCTTTTATATTTATGATGTATTCTTTATATTTTATAAGTTATTGATACAACAAGAAAAATTAATGAGACATTTACCATATATTTTTCATCATTCTTTGGCATTTTTTGGTCTTTTTGTCGCTAAAGATATTAGAATACAAAATTATACCTTAAACTATTATTACCTATTAGAATATTCTAATTTTATGATATATATTTCATACCATATTCATAAAAAATATGCTGAATATAAAAATTTAATAATAGTATCTGAGTGTTTTCAATATATTTGGTATAGTTATTTTAGGATCGGTAGATTTTTAATGTATACTGCTCAAATATCAGATATAATTTTTGAACAACATATTTCTATGTTTCTAGTATTAGTATTATTATTTTCAATGGGATTAATTTGGAGTTATAATCTTTTCCTTAAATGTTTTCGTGAATTATCATTAACAAAAAAAAATGATTAAATATTTTGGTAATTTATATTATCAAAATATTTATTTAAAACATAGTTCCTGGAGCAGCTACACCACGAACACCCATATTAGGGAAACCGACTAAATTAGCACCTAAACCGAAACCAGCACCTTGACGAGCAGCATAAGATATAGAAGGAGCAAACATATCTAATATAGCAAATACAGCGGCAGCAGTTAATGCTACAAGTAAAATTTCTTCAACATTTAATTTATCTTTGCCAATTAAATAGAGAGCAACTGCGACAGCACCACCTTCTATTAAATATTTAATAGCTCTTTTTACAACTTCTTGTAAATCCATTGAATTATTTTCAGTAGCCATAGTTTTTTATATATTTGTAAAAGAGAAAAAAAATATAGTAAATTAATATAAATCAATAAATTTAAAAACCATTTAAAAACATATTAATACTTATTTAATATAATATGACAGAAGTAGATACAGAAGACTATCTTGAAGTTGACACAGAAGTTCCAAATCAAAAATTTGTAGTCTTATCCTTTATTAGTCCTGAAAATGTATTAATGAAAAAAGAGGTTTATTTTCAATCCGAATTTTTAAAATGGTTATGTGTTCAAAGCGAATTTCTTGAAAACAATGTTTTAAAAAATAGTGAAGGAAAAACTCAATTAAACTATACAAATGTCAAAGAAAAATATGATGATTTTATGTTTAATAATGAAGAACAATTAGAAAATCAATTTCACGAGATGTGTGATTTTAAAACTTCTGTTAGAGGAGTAAAAGTTCGTGGTGTTTATGGATCACATCGTGAAGCAGAAGTTAGAAGTAAAGTTTTACAAAAATTGCATAAACGTGATAATGTATTCATTGGTCAAGTAGGTTATTGGCTTCCATGGGATCCTAACCCTAATCGTATTGAAAATCAAGAATATTTAGAACCTGAACTAAACACATTAATGAAAAAATATAAAGAAAACTCATTAAAACGTGATATTTATTATCAAGAAATTAAAGAACAAAATATGAAGGATAGTTTAAACAACAATAAATCTAATGATGTAAAGGAAAAATTGTTTAATGAAGAAGATACATGGGCACAGCGTAAAAAAGAAGATTAATTCTATAAAAAAAAAATATAATAATAATATATGAAATCTGTTGTATTATTATTATTTTTTACAGGCTTAATGTTTATTATTCTAGGTTATCAAAAACAACTTAATATATTACCTAATCCCAAAATAGAATATAGATATATACCTAGAACATTTTACGATGAGCAATTAAGTTCAGGTAATGTCTTAAAACAATTTAGTTCATTATTTGAAAATGAGAATCCATGGATTAAGGATAGAAATATAGAAGCTGATAATGTGAAAGATAAAAGTAATTTTTTTAACTAATTATATATCTATTTTTTTAAGTATATCAATAATTTCCATATCAAATTGAGGTATAATATAATCATCACGAAAAATATATTCAAATTCATCAAAATTAAAATATTCTTTCACTTTCTGATCAAAAAAATCATTAACTAATATAAAATTAGATGTGTTTTTATTTTTTCGTATCATTAATCTATAAAATTTATTTGATTTATTAAATAAAAAAATAAAATCATAGTGTTTTCTATCAACATAATAGATATAAATATTTTTTAAATTAATTCTTTCTATATTTATATCTGGAATACGAGGATCTATAATTTTAATGTAAAAATAATTTTCATAATTAATTATTAAATTTGCTAATTGTGAATTTTGTTTACGCATTTATTATTATATAAACTTTATTTATTTATATTAAAATTACATAGTATTATTTTGTAATTCTTCTAAAGATACATTTGATAGACTAGGATCTTGTTGAATCATAGCGTTTGCTACTGATAAATTATTATTTACAGGTGAATTACGAGATATATTATTAACATTATTATAATTATTTAGAAAACTACTATTGTTAGCTGTTCTAGAGGAATGAATAATTGGAGTATTATTTTTAGAATTTCTATTTATATTTTCCGAAAGTATTTGATTATCTATGGGAATTATAACTGAATTATTATTATTTGGAGTATTATTTTGTGATTTAAATATTAAATCAGCAGATATGGAAGGAACTATTGTTTGTTTTTTACTGGAATTATGATTAGCATTAACAAATACTTCAGATAATCCGTTTACAAAATTTGGTTTTTTTACAGTAGTATATTGTCCATATTTTTTATTATAATTTTCAATTATATCCTTATCTATTAGTGGACTAATATCTTGAAGATTTTTAATATCGGTTTTAATAATATTAAGCATATCCTTAGCAGATTGTCGTTCAGATCTATCAAGTGCTAACTCAATTTGTATTTTTTTATTTATTTGTTCATATTGTAATGAGCACATACGATGTCCTTCAGCTCTTTTTTGAAGTTGAAAGTAAGTGTCTATTGATTTAATAATTCCTACAAATATACTACCAACACCTAATATAATATTCATATTATCGTAACCTATATCAATACCAGTAGCAAAACCAATAGCACTTGATAATATTATTACAGGTATATTTATATAGTTTGATCTTCTATTAAATTTTTCATAAGAGGATAAATGAAGTATACCTAAACTTTCACATTCCTCAGCATGTATTTTCAGTAAATGTTCTAAATCATCACTATATTCAATTAATATTTGATTGGACATTTTATATAATATGTTTAACAAATTAATATTTATTTACTTTATTTATACTATATAATAAATTTAATTAATATATATGGACGCTATAAAAAAAGAAAAAATACTGACTTGGTAGATTCTAATATTAAGGCTTCATTTACATTAACATATGTATTATTAATAACTACAGGAACAATAACAATTATTGAAGCATTGCGAACTAAAAATCCAATTGTAAGACATATATTTAATCTGGAAACAGTAATATCAATTATAGCTGGTTATTTTTATTCTATATTTGTTTCTATTATAGAAAAGAATAAAAATATAAATTGGAATGAAATTAATAAATTGCGATATTTAGATTGGTCTATTACTACCCCTGTAATGTTATTAGTATTTTGTATAGCTTTAGCAGATCATTCAGAAGTTAAATTAAATTTTTTAATATATATTGGTATTGTGCTATTAAATTTTACTATGTTATTAATAGGATATTTAGGAGATACAAATAAAATGGATAAAAATCTAGCTATGACTACAAGTTTTATAGCATTTTTTATAATGTTTACAATTATCTATATAAATTTTGTTAAACCAAAATATTCACTATTTAATTATATTTTATTTTCATTTTTCTTTCTAATTTGGTCTATTTATGGATTAATTTATAAAATGCGTGAAGATTATAGAGTAATAATTTATAATATATTGGATCTTTTTGCAAAATGCTTTGTAGGTATAGGTTTATGGCTTTATTTTACTGAATTATTTGTTTAACACAACCATATATAAATTATAAAAAAATTGATTTGTATATTTATTTTTCATATCTATAAATCAATATTTAATGCCGATTATTTTAGATGAAGAACAAACACGAGCAATAGATTTAATGAAAAGTGGTGCGAATGTATTTCTTACAGGAGGTGGTGGAACAGGTAAATCAAAAGTATTAGAAACATATATAGATTGGCATAAATTAAAATATCAGGAAGATCATTCGAAACTTTTAGGTATTACAAGTACAACTGGCTCAAGCGCTCTTTTAATTGGAGGAACAACTATACATAGTTTTAGTGGAATAGGAGTGAGCAGAGAATCACAAGATATGATAATAAGTAGAATATTAAAAAAGAAATATACAACAAAACGATTAAAATATATTAAAACTTTAATTATTGATGAGATTTCTATGTTAACGCCTTTAACTTTTCAATTATTATATCGTTTATGTCAAATTATCAGAAAAAATGAGATGCCTTTTGGTGGTATACAAATTATTTTAAGCGGTGATTTTTGCCAATTAGCACCCATATTGGAACAACATATTGAAAACCATGATAGAGAATATTGTTTTGAAACACCAGAATGGAATTATTCAAATATAGAAATAATCCATTTTAAAAAAATACATCGTCAAACTGATACACTTTTTATAGAAGCGTTGCAAAAAATAAGAATGGGAATATCCGATCAAGACACTACATGTTTATTAATGACTCGTTTTAAAGAAAATTTGGTAAATAATTATGGTGTTCTTCCTGTGCAGTTATTTCCTACTAGAATAAAAGCAAATGAAATCAATCAAAATTATTTTGATGAAATAGCTAAATCTGATAATAAAGAGATTAAAGATTATAATATATCAGTATCTTATGAAAGTCGTGATCCAGAAAGACCTATTTTAAATAAAACAGATATAGATAATCGCGTTTTAAGTCAGCTACCTATTGATGATAAAATCAAATTATGTATAGGTTGTCAAGTAATCTTAGTAATAAATTTATCAATAGAAGAAGCTTTAGTTAATGGTAGTAAAGGCATAGTTCAAGGATTTAATGAAAATAATGAGCCTATTATTATGTTTTCAAATGGTATACAAAAAAACATAGCAATATATCAATGGGAAATTGATGAAGGAAGTTATATTATAAGAGCGCAAGGAATACCACTTATATTAGGATATGGGTGCACTATTCATCGTTCTCAAGGAATGTCTATAGACTTAGCAGTAGTTGATATAGGTCGTGATGTATTTAAAGGAAATGGTGGATATGGCCAAATATATGTAGCGTTAAGTCGTGTAAGAACACTTATAGGTCTCTCAATTATTAATTTTGATCCATCGCGAATCAAATGTCATCCCAAAGTTGTAGAATTTTATAAAAATTTAGATAATCCTACTAAATATAATAAAGTGTTTGTTATAACAGCACCAATTTCTAAAATATCACGCGAAATAATAAAACCTAAAAAGGAAGAATTACAAAAAAAACAGTACAGTATTACTAGTTTTTTCAAATAAATATTCTAAATAAAAAGCAAAAAATAAATTAAATCGTTTAATTATATATATAAAATGGTCAATTCAAAAAAAAATAAAACTCGTTCTTCACAAATGCGTTCAAAGGGGCGTAGATCTTATAAATCGAAAAATATTATGAACGGTGGTTTTACGGTTTATGTTAAAGATATGAGTAATAACACATATCAAATCAATATTGATTCCAGTGATACTATATCAACTCTTAAGGATAAGGTTCAAAATATCACTGGGATTTCTACTTTACAACAACGACTTATATTTGCTGGTAGGAACCTTGGAGAAGGACATAATTGGAGAAATAGCACACTAGGGGATTACAATATCCGTCCAGACTCAACAATTCATTTAGTAGTAGCAGCAGCAAGCTCACCTTCAACTTGGAAGATATAATATGAAGTGATAATGTAAAAATTATTGAAAACAATTGTTTTCAATAATTTTTTTAAATAGATTTATAATATTTCCATCCCAAATCATTACAAATTTTTTCCCAAATAGCATCTTGCTCTTGTAATTTCTCTCTTGATTTTAACAATGGAAAACATGGTAGTAAATGATCTAATTCTAATAATTCACAGAATTTATGTAAAACATAAGTATAAGATAAAAAATTTTGTCTATTTGATGGACAATACTTCATAAATGGAATCTGTATTTCTTTAAACATAACGCGTAATGTTTCTTCTTGTGATTTTGTTATATTAGGTGGCGGTATGCCATTAATATGATTAATTATATGTGGTATATGTTCATAGTATTTATTTAATTCTAATTTTTTTAATATCTCTCTTATTTTATTAGATTCTATTATTTTTAAATCAGTAATTCTTTCTTTTTCAAGTTCTTTAATTATTAAACTATAAATTTCGTGTGGTATCTCAGTTGACTCTTTACCTTGAAACTGTGAAATGTGTTCATTGCGTGAACTATTTAGTATTTCTACTAAACTCCGACTATATCTTAAGCATCTTACCTTTTTAAGACACCTACTACCGTTTAGTCTGTGAACTCCTTACTTTCAATCTTGAAAGTAGTTAGCTGCTGATTGTCCAAGTATCTCCTCTACTTTTACGATTTCTATTCTATCACTAGAAATAGAATTGTGAGAGAAGTTTTTAAGGATTTTCCAGCAATTTGATAGTATCGCCATGAATTGTCTTTTTTATAATAAAAAATATTTTGATAAATTTATAAAAACTTCCATGACTAGCAGATTATTATCTGCTTTTCCACTCCATTTAGTGTTAAAGTGGTTAATCCGCTTATACGCGAAATAAGCTATCTCCTTTGGAGGTTCTTTATAACTAGGTTTGTCACAATCTATTAAAACATAGTCTTGAACACCACATTTTTCACATATCATTAAACCTTCAGCATGAACAAATAGTTTTTGAGTATTACACGATGAACATACTTCAACATCATCTTCTTTATTTTTATCTGTAATAAATCTACTATCAACATATCTCATATATTCATCCATCATTTGTGTTTTTGATATAGTATTTTTTTTAGAACTATCTTCTTTGACTTCTATATTAGAATTTGTAGTGTCTTTTTTAAAAAATTCAAGTATTGATTTGGACAAAGGATTTTTTTTTTCCATTTCAACACTTACTTGTTCAGTTGTATTTATTTTATTATAATAATTAAATAATATATGTCCAGTATTTACAAAATATTGAGTTGAATTATTTTGATAACGAATTACATTTATTTTTTTTTCAATATCTTCAATTTGAAATTTTATATTAAATTTCTCATCAAGTTGTTCATCTGTAATAAATGAATTTGATATATTTGACAATTCATTATATCGTATATTTTTCTTTTTTAATTCTTGTTGTAATATTTCTAATTCTTTTGTCTGTGATTCAAAATTTTTGATAATCTCTTGATGTTTGTTGTCTATATTTACCGGATGGTCATTTTTTTTCTTTTTAGTTTTATCTTTAAATATTATCATGTATATCTAAATTATGTAATTTATTCTTAAATATAAGAATTTTATTTTTATTAAAATAATAGAATTTTTGAAAGAATATTAAAAAAAAACGGTTTTTAATTAAAAATAATTGATTTTTACGCTTAAATCTATTTTAAATTTAATGTATGGAAAGATATAATATGAATAATAGTATAATAATTGAATTAATAAAGATATCATTTATATTCAATATGATAAATGATGGTTGGAAATTTAGGTTTTTAGAAGATAATACATTGGAATTTAAAAAGATACGAAAATATAATGAGAATATTAATTTATCAAATTTAATAAGGAAACATTTGTGTTAAATTATTTTGTTTGTTTAAATATATAGTAGAAAGATAAAAAAATATAGTTTTAATTAACTATATTTTTGCGTTTTTCTAAATTTTTTTTCTTATCATATTATATAAAACAACAAAATGGGTGGTGGCTTAATGCAACTTGTCGCTTATGGTGCTCAGGATATTTACCTTACTGGTAATCCTCAAATAACTTTCTGGAAAGTCGTCTATCGCAGACACACTAACTTTTCTATGGAATCTATTGAACAAACTTTTAACGGTGCTGCTGATTTCGGTCGCAAAGTAACCTGCACTATCTCTCGTAATGGTGATCTTATCTCTCGTGTTTACCTTCAAGTCACTCTTCCTCGTGTTTCAGTATCTGGTTCTCAACAATTCAGATGGCTCAACTGGCTCGGCCACGTTATGATCAAACAAGTTGAAGTTGAAATCGGTGGTCAACGCATTGACAGACACTATGGTGATTGGCTCCACATCTGGAACGAACTTACTCAAACTGCAGGTCACGCTTCCGGCTATGCTGCTATGGTCGGCAACGTTCCTCGTCTTGTTCAACCTATTTCTGGCAATGCTCTTGCGAATCCTGCTGTTGCCGGTTCAAGTGCTGATAATATGGCTCACGGTGCTGATGATACTACTGCTACTATGCCTGAAGAAACCTTGTATATCCCTCTTGAATTCTGGTTTTGCCGTAACCCTGGTCTCGCTCTCCCTCTTATTGCCCTTCAATATCACGAAGTCAAAATCAACCTTGAATTCCGTGAAGCTCGTGGTTGCTATTGGGATGCTAACAATGTTGCTGTTCCTTCTCTCAAGACTGCTTCTCTCTATGTTGACTACATCTACCTTGACACTGATGAGCGCAGACGCTTCGCTCAAGTTTCTCACGAATACTTGATTGAACAACTTCAATTCACTGGTGACGAATCTGTTAACTCCACTTCTAACAAAGTTAAACTCAACTTCAATCACCCTGTTAAAGAACTTGTCTGGGTTGTTCAACCTGACAGCCATGTCGATGCTTCTTCTACTCAAAGCGTTGCTGGTCTTCAATGGTTTAACTACTCTGATGCTCTTGATCTTACCCCCTTTACCGGCAATCCTGATAGCCCAATGGGAAGTGGTTTAACTGGTGCTGGTGATATCTTTAGCGCTGGTTCTATGACTCAAACCTTAAATAACGTCGCTCAAGGTCAAGGTGTTAACCCCAACAGTGCTGACTTTATTGCTAACTCTGGCTTAGTTGCCCCTGCTGCTCAAAATGTTGCCAATGTTTCTCTTTCTACTGCAAGAGTTTATGGTATTCATTCTGGAAACTTCTTGCTTGATCGTGGTGACAATCCAGTAGCTTCTGCCAAACTTCAACTTAACGGACACGATAGATTCTCTGAACGCCCTGGTAGCTACTTCAACCTTGTTCAACCATACCAACACCACAGCAACTGCCCCCCAGTTGGTATCAATGTTTATTCATTCGGTCTTAAACCTGAAGAGCATCAACCTTCCGGCACTTGCAATATGTCTCGTATTGACAATGCTACCCTTCAATTATCTCTTACTCATCGCGCTGTTCGTGGTGCCTCTGGTGTTCGCTCCTGCAAAGTTCGTGTTTATGCCACTAACTATAACGTTCTTCGTATCATGAGTGGTATGGGTGGTCTTGCTTACAGTAATTAAATATTTAATCATATTTTTATAAAAAATATATGATTAAATTGATATAGTTATCTGTTTTTTTAATTTCATATTATGAGGTGATACTAAGGAATATACAATGAATTTTTCACCATTATTATATTTTTCTCTACTTACTAAATTATAATCAAAAAAACGCAAAAATTGTCTTATTATAGTGATACATTTACTTTCATCAATATCATCTAAATATAATTTTGATTTACAGGGATAATAATATTCCGCAAGTTCATCATTTATTAACTTCATCTTTTCAACTGAACCAAATGTGATTAGGTCCTTTTTACGAAAACTAAATTCTTCCTTAAATTCTGTTAATCCTATTGTTCCTAAGACTTTATTTAATATATTAATATTTAATTCTTTTCTAAATAATTGTGTCATAAAAAACGCTTATGTATATTATAA